ATGACAGAAACAGGAGAGGAGCTTGGCTTCCGTATCCCAACCCCAGGTTCCTACGACATCGGTAGAACTTGGTACGACACACACTAAGGAGGATAACATGTCATTAACAAGGACTGAGTTACAAAGACTCATACACTACGACCCACGTACAGGTGTCTTCACCAGACTAGTAACAACAGGTAACGCCTCCAAGAAAGGAGATATCCTAACAGGCCCTGTGGAAATCAAGGGGAGGGCATACCAACTCAACAGACTAGCTTTTATCTATATGAAAGGTGAAGCACCTCCACGCGTTAAACGTATAGACGGTAACATAAAGAACAACAGGTGGAGCAATCTAACATCTACCTAATAGATACTGCTTGACACGTAAATATTGCTATGGTATAATTCGAACACTCTCAACAAACCCGAAAGGTTATTACTATGATTAAGACTATCGCAGCAACAGCACTCGCCCTTACAGCACTTACAGCTACAACAGCGTCTGCTTTCACATGTAAGAATACAATTGAAACAATCAAAGGAGAAGCGGTGTACACCTTCTCACAGTGTACAGGTCAAGAACCTGCATCACAGTTTGTCCTTGACATGATGACAGAGTCTGCAAAAGACCGAGGCCCTGACGCAGACGTATAAGCTGATCAGGGTACCAACAAGGCAGGCCTTAGGGCCTGTCTCTCTACCTAAACCAGAAACCCAGGAGGGGTATAAAAATGGCTACTAAAACAATCGAACTTACAGGAACACTAGAGTGGGCTAAACTCTTTGAGTCCAACCGCGACAATGGTGAGTATGACGTCGAGACAGACGGTGCTACAACAGTTACACTCCTTATGGAGGATGACGTGTTCAAGGCAATGAAAGACGCCGGTGTACGTAAGCAAGGTAAACCAGACCCAGATGGAAAGGGTATCCGAGTGACATTCAAACGTCCTTGGAAAGACAAGTTTGACCGGGAGTGGGCAGGCGGTGCCCCTAAGGTCTTTACCCCAGCTGGTGAGGAATGGGACATGTCTACTGACGGTCTCATCGGTAACGGCTCAGTAGGTGTTGTATTCCTGGACGTGTACGATACCAAGATGGGCAAGGGTTGTCGACTCAGTGGTGTCCAGGTTGTAGACCATGTTGAGTTCGAAGGTGGAGGAGGTGGAGGAGCCCCAGCTATCAAGCCCCGGAACTATACAGGGCAGAGCAGTGAGACACCAACACCCAAAGCTGCACCAGCTTCTAAAGAGTCTCCTGGTGACATCCCATTTTAATGAATACTAAAGGAGAGGGGCTGCGGCCCCTTTCTTCACTTAATAGAAGGAGATACCAATGACCAAAACTATTGACACCTTAGTCACCGACATGGAGGAAGTGATCTACGGCCTTAAAGGCTGGGACTACCTAGTCGGACAAGACATGGGGGCCCGAATAGCCCAGTTAGCTAAGAGCCGATTTGACAAACCACAAGAACCCCGTGGTTACTTATCTATGTCGTCCCTTGGAACACCATGTGACCGTAAGCTGTGGTACAAGATAAACCAAACAGATACCGCAATCCCACTACGAGCCAACGCCCTGCTCAAGTTCTTCTATGGCGACATGATTGAAGAGCTTGCCTTAAGTATTGCACAGCAAGCAGGACACACTGTTGAAGGACAACAGGACAAGATGGAGGCTCATGGTATCAAAGGTAGCCGTGACTGCGTGATTGACGGTATGACAGTTGATGTTAAGTCAGCGTCACCTTATTCCTTCAAGAAGTTCCAAGAAGGTAACCTTAGAGAACAAGACCCATTCGGCTATATCTCTCAACTATCCTCCTACGTCTACGCAGCTAAGGATGACCCACTCGTGACCAATAAGACACACGGTGCATTCTTGGTTATCGACAAAGTGAACGGACACATCTGTTTGGATATGTATGACTTCACTGAGGAGATGAAGACAAAGGAAGAAGAGATCACTCGTATCAAAGAGATGGTCAAAACAAAGGCACCACCTGAGCGTGGGTTCGAGGACGTCCCCCAGAGCAAGACATCACCTAATATGAAACTAGGTATGGAGTGCAGTTATTGTGAGTTCAAGAAGGCTTGCTGGCCTGGTCTCAAGATGTTTGCTTACAGCCACGGTCCCACCTATCTGACTAAGATCAAGAAACCCCTGAAGGTCGATGAGGTGGAGGACTGGACGTGAAGAAGAGCAGCACACGCCGTAGGGCTATACAGGCTGGTTACCGTTCAGGACTAGAAGAGGCCCTTAGTACTAACCTCACAGAACGAGAGGTTCCTTTCGAGTACGAGACTATGAAGATCAAGTGGCTTGACAGTAAGATGAGAAGCTACACACCTGACTTTATACTTGAGAATGGTATCATAATTGAGACCAAGGGTAGGTTTGTTTCAGCTGATCGACGGAAACATAAGGAGATCAAGAAGCAATACCCTGACCTTGACATACGGTTCGTGTTTAGTAATTCACGAGCTAAACTCTACAAAGGGGCCAAGAGCTCTTACGCCGACTGGTGTGAGAAAGAAGGGTTCCTCTACTCAGATAAGACCATTCCAGAGGAGTGGATCACAGAGGAGAATAAAGAATGACAACAGGTAAAACAGCTATCGTGTTTAGTTGCGGCCATGCCACACCTGAAACAAACAATGAGAGGTTTGACTGGTTAGGTGGCCTCATCTACGATATTAAACCTGACTACGTAGTGGACCTGGGTGACGGTGCTGATATGAAGTCCCTTAACTCATATGACACACGTAAACCAGAGGCGGTGGTATCACAGAACTACGGACGTGACATCGAGTCATACAACGAAGCACAAGACTTGCTCCGTTACCGTTTCAAGAAGCAACGCCGTAAACGTCCAGCTTTCTACGGGTTCGAGGGCAACCACGAGCACCGTATCAAAACAGCAATCTCATATGACCCAAGACTTGAAGGAGACAAGTATGGAATCTCGTTCTCGCACCTCAACACTAAGAAGTGGTTCGACGAGTACCATGAGTACGTTGATGGTGCCCCCGCCATTCATAATTACGATGGCGTTGACTACGCTCATTACGTGGGCGCTGGTAACTTTGGCCGTGCCATTAGTGGTGTACATCACGCTTACGCTCTCATCCAAAAGCGGTATCGCTCTTGCAGCGTTGGTCACAGCCATAAGCGCGATATGTATTTTAAGGACGACGTTGGTTCTCATGGTGCAATTGGGGCGGTGGTCGGCTGTTATAAGGGTGCTGCGGAGGCTTGGGCTGGGCAAGCTAATAAGGAGTGGTGGAAAGGAGTTCTCATCAAAAGAAATGTATCCGATGGTTGTTATGAGCCTCAATGGGTATCGCTTGATACACTTAGACGGGAATATGGATGAGGACATACATGATCGTATCAGGGGTGACAAATAGTCATCCCTTTTATCTTGACGAGAACGTAGCATTGTGTTATAACTGGGAGTTCGACTTATGGAATATGTAGTAACAATGAAGGTTAAGGTAGACGAGGATTACTTCTACTTAACGGAGGATGTAGCTGAACGACAGGCTACTTTGTCTGAGCAGATTAGAAACGCCTTGTATGACCTAGATGACCTCTCCGTCACACAGGTTTTGGCAGAGGAGGTTGACCAATGAACAGTATCGAGTACTCGTACTGGGTTGAGAATAAGATTATGACAGAGGGTAAAGACAGGCTTATTGAGAATACACTAGGCCTTGTCGGAGAAGCAGGGGAGGTGGCTGAGAAGATAAAGAAACTCATTAGAGACTCCAATCGTTTCTCTAATGAAGACATCGTCAAGGAGCTAGGGGATGTAGTGTTCTACGCCACTGCCTTAGCTAACTACTTCGAGAGTAGCCTTGAAGAGGTCATTGAATTAAACGTAGATAAACTAGATGACCGCCAGAGACGTGGTGTCTTAGGTGGCAGTGGGGATAACCGATGAGCTTATTTAAACGATACTTAAACTACTTAAAAACATGGCGAGCCCATCGGGACGCTATTAAAACGCTCAATAGACTGAGCAATAGAGAGCTAAGGGATATTGGCTTAACAAGAGGTGACATAGACCGCCTAGTCTGGCTTGAGGAGGACCTACAGGAACGTGGAAAGTAGAGAGAACAACAGCCTGTTATACGTAATGCAACTAATTGAACAAACACTAAAGGATAGCTTATGATCAAGAACTCAGAATCAGACCGACCAGTAGGCCCGACAGTAGGTCTGTCTGAAGAAATCCATGCAATGAAGTACCGCTCCAAGGGTGAGAGTTTCCGGGCAGCAATGACACGGGTAGCCAACGCCCTTAAGGACAGTGAGGCGCACTTCAATAACTTCCGTGACATCCTGTACGACATGCGCTTCATGCCAGCTGGCCGAGTACAGTCTGCTATGGGCGCACCACGGCGTGTGACCCCTTACAACTGCTTTGTGTCTATGACCATCCCTGACTCTATGGAAGGTATTATGAAGGCCGCTCAGGAGGCTGCTACAACTATGCAGCTTGGTGGTGGTATTGGTTACGACTTCTCTACTCTACGTCCGTCAGGTGCCCTCATCAAAGGCCTGGACAGCCGCTCTAGCGGCCCTCTGAGCTTCATGGGTATCTTTGACGCAGTATGCAAGAC